CGTTCGCCCACCAGTTCCACAAATCCTTGGCGCGATAGATCCACGGCTTGCCGAGACCGTCGGTGATGGCGGCGCGCGCCTGGGCAGTGCGCGCGTCGGCGTCGGCGTAATACCAGTCATAGGCTTCGCCACCGGCGAGATTGGCGGCGAGATAACCACGATCGTGGATCGACGACGCCACGGCTGCATCGCTGTGTCCGGCATCGTCGCGCCAGTCGGATAGCGGCGCGTAATAATCGATGCCGACCGCGTCGATGGCCGGCGACGCCCACAGCGCATCGAGCGGGAAGCGCACTTCCGTCGCAGCACCGTCCACCACATGCGCGCCGTATTCGGTCCAGTCCGCGCCATAGGTCACCACCGTGGCGGCGCCGACGACAGCCTTTACATCCGAGGCCAGTGTCGCCAGCGCTGCCACGGCGGGATACACACCGGACGCGGAGCGGACGCGCGTCAGCGCCTTCAGCTCCGAGCCGATGAGAAACGCATCGACGCCGCCGCTCGCCTTGGCGAGGTTGGCGTAGTGCAGGATCATGCGGCGGTAGTTCCAGCCGTTGACGCCGCCGCCGGAAAAGAAAGTCGCAATCTGCGTCGCTGCCGTGGCGGTGCCGTCCGGCGATCCGGCGACACCGGGCGCGGGATCGCAGGTGATGCGGCCGCGCCAAGGAAACGCCGGTTGCGACGCCGCGCCGCTCCACGGATCGGGGCGCGCGTTGCCGGGCGGAATGTCCATCATCAGGAACGGATAGAGCGTGACCTTGAGGCCGCGCGCCTTCAACTCCGCGATCAGGTGACGCACGCTGTCGTCGGACGGCGTGCCGCCATAGGACGGGCGGCCGTCGACGCTCGACACCACATAGGCCAGCGGCCGGCTCACGCCCGCCACCATCCACCTGCCGCCGGACGTGATCTTGATGGCGTTGTCCACGCCGGGCCGCACCGTGCAGTTGCCCGCGCGCAGATCGTTGCCGAACCATGCCACCACGATGGCGACGCGCTCCAGATGAGGACATGTCGCCTGCAGATCGTCGAGGGAGGCGATCACGTCGGTGGCGGCGCTGGTGACGTGGCGGTTCTCCGGCGCGGATGTGCCAGGACCCAGCACCCGCACCACCGCCGAGGTCTCGTAGCCGAACTCGGTGGTGCCCGGAATGAGCGTCACCGCGCGCGCCATGCGCTCCAGCCGGCCGATCGGTCGCACGATCTCGAACGACAGCTGCGGAATGCGGTTGCCGAAATCCGCCAGCGGCAGGCGCTCGAACACGACATAGGCGAGCCCGCGATAAGCGGGCGCATTGGCCGCGCCCTCCTTGGCGACGATGAGGCCGTCGGCCGCCTGATCCTCGCGACCGCGATGTACGCGCAGGGTAAGACCGGAGACGTCGAGCAGCTTGCCGTCCGCCCAGATGCGTCCGACATGACCAATCTCGCCCTCGCACAGGCCGACGGCGAAATTGGCGTAATAGGAATAGGTGGTCGTAGTGACGGAGCCGCCGCCCATGCCGCCGCCCTTTCCGCCCGCACTTTGCGTGCGCGTGGACACGACTTCCTGCAGCCGCGTCGCCCAGATCACCTGCCCCGCCAGCCGCGCGCGGCCATAGACGCGCGGTACCGGCGCGCCTTCGGTGGAGGCCATAACGTCGAGATCGGCGAGGCGCGGCCCCTGCACGTTGCGATCCGGTGCGAACAGCGCGCGGTCGAGCATGTTGCCGGCGAGCGCGCCGGCGATGCGGCCGGCGATGGCCCCGACCGGGCCGAACACCGCGCCCACGGCCGCGCCGGCTACGGAAAGAACGAGAGCTGCCATGGAGACTCATCCAATCGATCGGAAACGAGAAACGGAACGCGGGGAGCGAGGTTCAGTCCGCGATGCCCGGAAATCGGAACGCGGCGGCGAGCCGCCGTCGCCACCACGGTGACAGCGCGACCTCGCACACCGCCGCGCCGTCATGGGCGTGGATCATGGTGCCCTCGCCCGTGGCAATCGCCGCATGCTTGGCGACGTATCCGTCGCGCCAGCGAAACAGCAGCACGTCGCCGCCACCGATGCGCTCGCCGTCGACCGGCGCGAGATGGCGCGCCGCCGCCGCGATCAGCGTGTCCGCGCCGGTAGCCTCCGCCCAGTCCGGCGCATAGGGCGGCGGCAATTCGGGCTCGCGGCCGACGCACACGCGCCAGACCCCGCGCACGAGGCCGAGGCAATCGCAGCCGATGCCTTTCAGCGAGCCCTGATGGCGATAGGGCGTGCCGATCCAGCTCCGCGTCTCGGTGACGAGGGCGGCGCGGGTCAGAAATTGGGACATTGGAAATATCCAACTGAGTTTTGAAACGGCGCGATGCGCGCCCTCTCCCGCCTTGCGGGGAGAGGTAAAGAAAGCGACGCTCGCATCCGTCACCGATATTGCTTCACCCCATCCGCGAGCGGCCGTCATTGCCCGCCCCCGCCTTCGCAGCCGCGATGACGAAATCATTGCCGGGAATGTGCGGGAAGCCGCGAAAGTTGACGGCGTTGGCGAAGCGGTCGCAGCAGGTGGCGAATTGCTTGTCGCAGCCGGCGGTGATGGTGAAGCCGTCGCCGCTTGCGACCGGTTCAGGCATCGCCTGCCACAGCGACAGCCGCGCCTGGCCAGAAACCAGGGTGTGTTGCTTGATCTCGATCGACAGGCCGGCATTGCTGCCGCTCGTCCATGTCAGCCGGCCGTTGGTGAACCAGCCATCGGCAAACCCATCGAGACCTGCCGCGACGAAGGCCGAGGTCGCCTCGATGCCCGCCACCGCGCCCGCACCGCAAAATGCCGGCGACGCGAGATCGATGCGGCAACGTGCGTCGCCGAGATCGGCGTGGCAGCGCGCGGTGTAGAGCCGGCCGCTGTCCTGCGCCAGCGCGTCCGCCAGCCCGCGCAACTCGGCGGTGAACGCCGCGCCTTCGCGCCGCACCTCCCCGAGAGTGGCGCGCGCGGTCAAGACCCGCAGCGACACGTCGCTCCAGTCCACCAGCCAGGTCTCGACGCTGGCGGCATCGTAGCGCCCCGCGGCGAGATCGGCCTCGAGCAGAGATGTATCCGACAGCGCGCCGGCGATTTCCGCGCCGTCCACCGCGAGGTCGAACCGGCTGGTGGCCTCCGAGGCAGTGAAGCCGGTGCCGGCGACGCAGGTGACGCCGTCGATAACGAGATCGCCATCGTGATCGGTAAAGCCCTGCACCACGCCGTCGCGCCGCCTCAGCGTCCAGCACTGGCACAGCGTGGTGACGCCGCTATCGAGCTTCGCCTGAAGCGCGGACGGAACGGGTCTCATGGCTGGATCTCCACCAGCGGGATTTTCGGGATCGCGCCGGCGGCGAAGGCCGACAGGTCGACTTCGAGATAGTCGGTGTCGAAGCGCACCGGCACGTCGAACAGGAAGCCCGCCGTCACCGCCGCGCCGCTCGCGGGGATATGTCCGGGCAGGAACGTCACCACGCCGGTGGTGGTATCGCAGGTGAACGCGGTGCCGATCGGCACCTCGCCGCCGGCGACGGCCACGCGCACGCTGCCCGGCACCGGCTTCGACACCGGCCGCGCATAGGGCGCGTGCGTGCCGCCGTAGGTCTTCATCAGCTGAAACGTTGCGCGCGCGCCATCGCCGACGCCGAGCGGCTGATCGAGCGACGACACCGCCGCGCCGGGTTGCGCCGAGGAATGATCGAGCCGGTCGCACCAGCGAAAGCCGTAGAGCTGCCCGCGCCGCTCCTCGAAGAACGCCACGACCTCCTGCAACGCCGCCAACGTCTTGACGCCGTAGCCGGCATCGAAGCGGCGGCGCGAATGCGCCCAGCGCGCATTGCGCTCCTCGCGGCCGGAGCCGAAGCTCACGATGTCCGTGCGCCGCTCCGGGCCGCCGGCGCTTTTCAGCGCAATATCGAGCGGAAAAACGATTTCGTGGAAGCTTGTGGGCATGATCGACTCTGATCCCTTGTCTCGGGCGCAAAGCGCTACGTCGGGGTCGCATCTGTTTCCATCACACGATGGAACGCTCTAAAGCGTCCGCTGGCCGCGCGAGACCGCACGCGCGATCTGGCCGGTGATGTAGCTCTCCGAGCGACGGAAACTTTCGACATCGGGCGTCGCGATCTGCACCGTGACGCTGTTGCCGCCGCCGCCGCGCGCGGCGACGCCGAGGCGGCCGTCCGGCCCGCGCGCCAGCGGCATGATCGCCTCCGGCCCCGCCTCGCCGGCAAGGCCGACGCCGCCCTGCATCAGCGGAAAATAGCTGGGCGTGCCGATCACCCCGCCGCTGGCGAACGGCTTCACCGCGCCGGCCGCCGCGGTCAGCGACAAGGTCGGACCCGCACCGGAGCCGCCGCCAAAGAGCCCGGACAGCAGGCTGGTGAGGCCACCGGCGAGGCTCTGCTCCAGCGGCTTGAACGCCATGCGCACCGCGAGATTGGACAGCCGCAGCGTCAGCGATTTCAGCACGTCGTCGAACTGCTTGCCGCCGGTCACCGAGGCGGAGAACGCGCCGGTCATCGCCCGCGAGAACGCATTGGCGCCGGCGGTGAGGCCGCCCGTTCGCAGCGACAGCGTGTCGAAGGTCTGCGCCGCATCATCCCCGCCGAATGTATCGAGGGCCATGGTCTATCCTCCGTGCAAGATGTCCGGAAAGCGCCGCATCAGGGTGTCAAGCGCGGCGCGGTCAAGAGGCGCGCTCTGCGGGCCGCGCACGGCGGCGATGGCGCAGGCGAGTTCGCGCGGCGTCATGCGCCAGAACTGCTCCGGCGGCAGCCGCAGCACGCCGAGGCCGAAGCCGATGGCCTCGTTCCAGGGAAACGGCTTCGCCTCCTGCCAGGGAAACGGCTTCGCCTCCTGCCAGGGAAACGGCTTCGCCTGTTGACAAGAGAGCGGCGTCATCGCGCGCCCTCCACCGGCGCGCCGTCGAAGGTCGCGGCGATCAGATCGGCGGCGATGCGCACGTAACCGGCTGCCCCGCCCTCCACGCTCATGGCTGCGACCTCGTCGTCGCCGACGGCTTCGCCCGCGCCGCGCAGGCCGGCAGCGATGATGCGCACCAGATCGCGCGCCGACAGCCGGCCGCTGCCGAAGCGCTCCGCCAGCGCCACGAGGTCGTGCGCGCCGAACGCGGCTTCGAGTTCGGCCAGCGCGCCGAGGGTGAGCACCAGCGTGCGCGTCCGGCCGCCGATGACGGCGGCGATTTCGCCGCGATGGATGTTGGGCATGATCAGGCCGCCGTGAAGGTGAGCGCGCCGGCGGATTCGAGCGAGAGATCGAACGTCACCTCACCATTGTGCTCGCCGGCAAATTCGAGACTGGCGATCTGAAACAGGCCCTGAATGATGCCGAAATCCGGCACCACGATCTGGCACGTCTTCAGTTCGCCATCGAAGAACGCCTGCCGCACCAGCGCGTCGGTGGCGGCGTCCTTGAACAGCCCGCGGCCCGACACCGCGGCACGCTTGACGCCTGCGCCGGCCAGCAGCTCGCGCCAGCGATCCGCGGATTCCGCGTGGGTGACGTCCACCGTCTCGGCGTTGAACGCGATCCGGCGGCTGCGCAGTCCGGCGACGGTAACGAAGCTGTCGCCGTCATGCATCTTCAGCAGCAGGTCCTTGCCTTTCTGGGCGGCCATGATGATCTCCTCAGGTGAGCGGTTCGGTCAGCGCGCGGAAGCGCACCAGCGCGTGATAGGTGCGGCCATCGCTTTCGCGTCGGATGTCGGCGACGGTGAAGCGCAGGTTGACCAGGCGATGGCCCGCGGGCGACAGCGGCGCGTCATCCAGCGCCCGCAGCAGCGCGCCGGCGACGACATGGGCCTCGCGGTGGCCGCCCTCGCGCGACCAGGCATGCAGCGTCAGAAGATGTTCCTGCGTCACGCCGCCATCGGACGAAGCGTCGAACAGCCGCGCCTCCCCGAGGGTGACATAGGGAAACGCCGCCTCGCGCGGAGGCTCGTCATAGATGCGGGGGCCGCCGAGTGCGGCAACGAGCGCGCCGTCCGCCACCAGCGCATGGTGGATTGCGGCGCGCAGCGCGACATTGGCAGCGGGCATGAGCATCTCTTTCATGAAGGTGAAGCAACAACAGCGCGTGGCCCCGACACAGGACCTAGCCGATCCGCGTCTCGGCCTCGGTCTCGACGAAGCGGCGGTCGGCGCTGTCGCGGATGGCGACAATGCGATAGAGGCGCGCGCCCTCGCCGAACCGGTGCTGCAGCGTCAGGCTGAAGCCGGCGCGCAGCACGATGCGCCAGCGCTGGGTCGCGCCGTCGGCGTCGGCCTGCATCTCGCGGCGCGCGGGCAGCGGCGTCACCTGCGCCCATACCGTGGCGAAAGTGGTCCAGGTGCGGACCACGCCGCCCTGATCGTCCGGCGTCGCCACCGGCTGCTGGATGACGAGGCGG